GTGTTAGGCCCTGGACTTCAAGTTGTTTCGCAGTATAAGTGACTATACCGCTAGACAGAAGAAGCCCACCTCAGCTTGATGTCGACGGCTGAGGGTCGTCCGGAACGTTCATAGCTCTCCCTGTCGGCGAAAGGCAAATCGCCGCGTTTAAGGAAGAACTTGAGCAAGGCATCACCATTCTCACACTTTCGTATGGGAATGATGCTCCTCACCACATAACCCTTGACAAGAGGGCTGTGGAGATGAGGGTGCAGTCTCTCTTGGGCATAGCCCAGGTAACTGTTCCTGCCAAGCACCGGAGATTCTGGAAGTACAGTCGGGAAAGGGATTATCCTCCCCAACCACTGATCCAGAACGGCTGCTACATCCCATAAACCACGATGATACATTTGGTTTCTGAGACTTACAGTCGATATAATCTCCAAAACGTCCCCACGTTGTGTAGGGAGATCTTGTCTGACGCGGACGATGGAAACATCCTCCCCGTCATAATACTCCTTACCGCAAGACTCTCTGAACTTGCCAGTCCAGAAAGACTTGCTGAGGTTAACTCGAAACCCAAAAGTCTCGAGCATCTCAACAACGTGATGCGTAAATTCTACGGGCACGATAATATCGTCACCGTAGACGCGCACCTTCCCAATAAAGGATTTAATATCCTTTTTGGTTAAAGGGCGGCTTAGCCCATTTTCGATTCCCATAAAGATAATGATCGTAAAGATCATTGCTTCTATAGGAAACGTCAGGGCTGAACCCATAGACGCGAACTTGGCTAGACGTTGAACGCCATAGCCAGGCACATCAGCCTTCCGGCTTCTACACCCATCAACACCTCTTGCGAGATGAGGATGGTTTTTCAGTAGAATCCGTACAAGCTGATTCGAAACTCTATCGGACGCTTCACTAAGATCTAGTGTTGCGAGAGATCCATTACTGGATCCCTTACACGCCATGGACTGATTAGGTCCTTGGTCGTCGAATCCGACGATGCTTCCCAGATTGTCATCACTGGAAATAGCATCGACGAGTACCTCCATGATTCCTTGCTGCACATATTGCATTGCAGTAGGTTCAATGGCGATGATTCGTGGAGTTCTGAGCGTTTTAGGCACTGTGATAACCTTGACAGGTATCTCAGTGCCGGGTTCGAGGATGTGAACTCGGTCGGCGTCATAATAACGCCAATTTGGAAAAAGGAACTCCCCAGAAGGGAAGTACTCTTCCAAACGCCGGGGCCATGTTGCTTGAGTGAACTTGAGGTTTCCCTTAAGTCCATCAGCAGTGGCACCAGGACCGTGTCTCGGGATGATGGATCCGTCATAGACGGTTCTGTCCACATGGGACAGTACATCAGCCCAAAGTAGTTGCGATACTCTTGCAAAGTCCTTCTTGGAAGAAGAACTGAGTAGTCTATCACAACTTTTCACCTCCTTCTCACACTCGATATACTGATCGATGGCTGATTTGACACGCTTTGGCGTGCATGTCATAGCTACTTTACTGCACATCAGAGTTACTTGACGTACAGCAAAGATCGCATCCACCGATGGGTTATCGAGAAGCAGCCCAGTCGAACGGTCGAAGATAAGACCGATGAAACCCCCTAGAAATAAGGGGAGACATCCTCTTCCATGGTCAAAACCCTGGAAGAGTTGAGAGTCCACCTTCCCCGATTCAAGACCTTTTTGGAGGTCTGAACCGAACGAAGGTAGGGTTATCGTTAAAAACGATAACCCCTCAGCTTCGACACGCCTCAAGATAGTTTTACTATCCTGAGTGGTGCTTACGCGACACCATGTTCCCACAGAAGTGAGAACATCCTGCACAAGAGACATCAGGCTTTTCACAGCCCCTCCTTAATAGGGGGTAAGCTGTCCCTAGCCAAAAGCTTTTGTACCGACATCGGGGGTAGTTTACTCCCCCGAGTAATCACTCTTTTGGAGTGACCAAACCACTTCTAGGACTCACCTTATTAGGCGGCCCTAGTTCTCGCCACCCAGAAGCTGGGTGACTTTAGAACCAGAAGAAGCAGTGAGATACCCGGTTAGGGCATCTACAATCTGCTTCTGCTCCGCAATCGTAAATCCCGTTACAGGAATATCTACAACGATGTATGTACTCATCGAATATAGAATATTCTGTGCGGAGATCAACGGGTTTGGAGCGAGTTTCTGGAAGTCCAAACGCAGGCTACGTCTCGTCCTCTTTCCATAAGAGTGCGAAACGTTAGCTTTGACAGTACCGTCGTCCTTTTGAAAGGTTCCGACGTTAATGCCACTGCTAATACGCGGAAGCGTATTAGCAACTGCGTTAATGGTAAAGGTTTGTGGGTCGGCAAAAGCCATGGCAAGTCTCCATACAGGTAGTTTCCAACCACCGAATGGTGGAAGGATTGATAATTAGCTTCCAGGTTCCCGTGTAGGGTCCCTTCCGCTAACTACCTTACTCCTTGGCGTGTATTTACCAAGGAGTCATACGGCCTCGGGTAATCCCGAGAGCCGCTAAAATGGCGATCTGTCTAGGGCTTAAAGCCGTAAACGTCACGCCAAAACCATACGGGAACGCTTTTAACCTCATTTTCGTTTCGGTTCGAAACGTCTGTGAGATTGTTCCTGCCGAACCGGTTGCGAAACCGATTCCGGTTAGGTCGTACGTTACATCTGTGTATTTTGTACACATGATGTAAGCACGATTTAGCGAAAGCTCATCGGTACCAAATGCTGTAACGTTGGTAAGTATATCACCAAGGTTAAAGAACCAGTCCGTGAGCCAGGTCCATGGAGTAAGGTCCCATAGGACCTCAGGTGTTAAC